TAAGTCTTTGGCTCTTGATGTTCGTACTTACAACATGTTGCAAGACATCTGTAACAGTGAGCGCAGGACCAAGATCGACCAGTTAAAGGTATTGATCGAAAGGGAGCATAAATCGCTGTTTAGCGAGCATGTTAGCGCATGAAGCTCTTTAAACGTAAGAAGTCTGTACCCCAGACTTATCAGCCGGTGCTTGAAGCAAAAGAAGTTATAGACCTGTTTTCAAGATTAACATTACACCATCAAGCGGCGCTTATGCGTTTGATCTCGCGCAACCTAGTAATACAGATAGATGGCGAGCAATACATGGGCTACGAGTTTAACTACGACGTAGATAGCGCTGTAATCTTAGCTCATGAGTCTGAGCCGCAGGGTGAGCTTGAGTTAGAAAGTTAAACCAGTCCGCCGATTCCAGACTGTCTGGCCATTCTGCGCATGGCTATTTCTCTATCATCGTCTCTAGGCAGAACAATCGATGACAACGCAGTTTGATCCATTTGTGGCTGTGTTCCAAAATCTAGATCTGCAAAAATATCTGCATCTTCTACCGGGGATATCATAGAAGTTTTATTTGATTGATTTAACCTTACAGGATCTACGTTTTCAGGATTAATGCTCTGGTTTAGACTGTCAATGCCTTGGTCTATTTTTATTCTTTCGCGGGTTGGTAAGTCTCTTAAAACCTTTTCACCCTCTGCCTCATCTCTTACTTCGGGCCTTATCAAAGCCTGTGCCGATCCAGAAAGCAAAGGCGCCTGAAATCTATCTGTGGTTTGTCTTACTGCATCTATAGCTTTTGTAGCCTGTGCCGCCTCATCAACACCTTTCATCACGGAAGGAGCCACTGCTCTAACCATCGGGCTTGGAAAACTCAACAAGTTTTGTCGGGATAATGAAGATAAAATTTTGTAGCTTGTTCCAGAAGGGTTGTCTTTTATTTCAGCCCACAGAGTTGGCATAACGTCTTTTCTAAACTGTTTGATACGAGCTATTTCTTCAGGAGAAAACAACAGCTCAGTGATAGCTCTTTGGTTGTTAAAAACATCGTTGTAATTTTTAACTATTGCGGTTCTTGTTATGTCACCGCCAGTGCCAGCAAATGCTTTTGTTAGTATGCCGTCTTTTAACAAACGCACGACTTGATCATATTCTGCTGGCGGTAAAGATTTTTTCAACTCTTTCAGCACTAAAGGCACAGATTGATTCGGCGCAAATTTGTTGTGTCCAAACAAGAGGTTTGTAACCTGCATCGGTGTATAGTTGTTGTTTGATAGGCTCAACAAAATTCTATTTGCAGCACGCTCTTGTGTGTCTTTAACAGAAAGCTTTCCAGAAAGTCCTAAGTATTGTCTGTATAAACCAGTCGCGTTTCTTAATTGATCAATTACTGCTTGGTCGCCTTTTATAAACCCTTGCTCAATACCAGTATATATTTTGTCATCTAGCTCGCCTTTCATACGCAAAAGGACAGCCTGCTCTGCACTTCCCGGTTGCGCTTGTCTTGCTGCTACACCTAAGCTTTTTTGATAGCTATGTAGGGTGCTTAAGGCCTGATCTTTGAATTTAGGGTTAGCGGCAGCTTTTGATATACGCTGTAAGTTTGTAATCTCAGACTTCAAAATAGGCATATTGTCTAGCTGCCTACCTGTCACACCCATAGATGCAGGTATATCAAGCATGTTACGTGACACTGTGCCAACACCCTCAGCTGTCATCATCGGCGGGTTTGGTACTTTCAACAAATCTTGATAAAGAGCGCTTGACTCTTCTTTAAGTTGTGCTGCTCTGGAGCTAACGATAGATTGTGTTTCTTCTGCCGCTGCGCTTGGTATGTTGCCGTATAAACCATCTCTGCCGATGGTGTTAGCGCCTAACTCAGATTGCAATTCTAATGCATCCTTACGGATTGCATCTAATTGTGCATCGTCAAAGCCTCTAATTATATTTGTGCCTAATCCAGAGTCTTGCGCTCTTCTTAACTCGTCCTCTACACCTGTTTGCTCAGTAGATCTTGGAGTTGGTCCCTCTGGAATTTCTGCTGTTCTTTGTCCTTGCGTCAAAGGGTATTTTGATTTTTGTATTACATCAGGTGTAAATCTAGGAAAAAGAGTTTCTCCTATTTTTGCGGACACTTTGCCAGCAGCTTTGGTTGTTTCTCTTATAACAGATTTGCCGCCCTCAACAACAGGTTTTACTATAGGAGGTATGACAACGTCGGCACCTACGCCTATACCAGTTATCAAGCCAGTTTCTTTTGCCACATCGGTTAATGATTGATCTCTTGCTTCAACCGTCTCTGGGGTGATAGCAGCCTCACCAATTTTTGATACGGTTTCTGTTGCTGTGTAAGCACCCGTACCTCTCACAATAGTATCCTTTACTGTTTTGGCTTTAGCTACAAACTTAGATGCTGGTATGTATTTTAATACTTCTCCAAAAAAAGATGCCATGTCAGTGCCAGATAAACCCGGCTTGTTTACATAGTAAGGCACCCTGTTCCAAACAATAATTGGGTTGCCAAATTTATCGACAAAGGCTCCGCCCCATCTGGGATCTTCCTTGAAAGCTTCTTGAAAAATTTCTGTTTTACCAAGATCGTCAGAGGTCATTATAGCTTTGAAGTTGGGTATGACTCTTTCAAAAAAACCCGGACCATCATCTCCCATTTCAGAAATCTCTGGAAGATTAGGAAATTCAAAATCATCAGTTGGATCGCCGTAACCTTCTTCCATAAGTTGGCTTGCGATTTGCGGATCCGGTTGATACTGATCAGCGGCGTTAGACAGATCATTCTCTCCGGGTTGCTGTGTACCAGCTCCTTTTGGCAGTTCTACACTCATTATTGCATTAAGTTCCAATCTTTAATTACAAACGGGCCAGCCCCGTCAAATATTTTTATAGTAGCGTTATCAATTACAGCTCCAGATGGCAAAGTGTTGTACCAAGCATTAACAGCTGCGTCGTCGTCTGGGTCTACATTTTCTGGTAGCTTTTCAAAAATACCCCTGTCTAATGCTGCAAGCTCTGCATTCACTACTTCCATGTCGTTAATACTGGAGTCCGATAAAAGTTGTTGTTCTAGTTGGTTGTTCCTAATACCGTTCTCAGTCATTTTCTTAAATGCATATAAAGATATGTAGTTCGCTTGTGGCGTTTTACCCAAGGCCAATATAGCATTTTGATAAGCCTTAAACTCCATGTCACTCGTAGAACCGGATCCAACCGGACGCATTTTTGGGGCCAAATAGTTTGATATACCAACAATGTCTTCTATCGACGCTAAACCCGGATCGCTCGTTCCAAATAATTGATTCGTAAGTTGTCGTAAACCTAGAGTTAACTCGGTAACCTTTCCTGTCTCGGCTCCAGACATTAATTGAGCCATAGCTCTTTCTACTGTCGGCACTACTTGCAAAAGTTTTTCGGTGTAGGCATCTTGGTTTTTAGCTATAAGCTTTAACCTTTCGTTTCTCGTAACTTCAAAACCGGGTTGTACGCTGCCGCTAGACGGAGAAAGCATTACGTCAATGATTATGCCGTCTTGCACTAACGGTCTCATCTCCATGTACTTTCCAGCCATGATTATATCTTTACCAATTCTTGGATCACTAGGCGCTGTAATTCTTGCCACTGCTGAATTAAAGTTCGGCATATCAGGTGTTAAGCCCAACGCCATAATTGCTTTCTCTGCATTTTCTTTGCTCATATATCTGGCTACAGACCCAACCTGTGGGACCTTTACGCCTCCGCCTGTGCCGGGCTTTACCTGACCTCTAAGTCCTGCTGCTTCTGTCGCCGTTAAAGGGGCAAATTGTCCTGCATCATAAAAAACACCTTTAACCGTAATCCCTTTCGGATTAGTAACATAATAATTTTGCCATTCGTTTTCTGGGTTTTTTTTAGCCATAGCAATGTCGTAATCATTCATTAGCTTGATGGCTGCATCTTTATCTGACTTAGCAAGCTCAAAAGCTTTCAAAGCTAACTGCCTGCGTTCTGCATCCTGTTGTTGATTAAGTTGTTTTTGCTCCATGCCAAATTTTGCAAAACCCTGACCAAGAGAACGAAAAGCGCCTGTTCTTGGGTCAGCAGATAACATAGCTCCGCCGAGCGTGGAGGCCAAATCATATATGTTCGACCTTCTGCTGGTTCCAAATTGTTTGGTCAGCATATCATTGTATTCTTTTATTAAAGCAGGATCTGGAGGACCAGATTTTCTTAAAAATTGTTCTGGGTCAGATTGCCTAGCTTGATTTTGCGCTGTAATTAAAGCAGTCGCCTCTCTTATAAGCTCTAGCTGCTTATCTATTTCTTCCGTGTCAGAAACAGTGGTAGGCGGGCCACCGTTAGCAAAACCTCTAATCTGCTCTTCCATTTGCGGTCTACCGATAGCCATCAAGACGCCCTCGGTTGATTAAAGAAACTACCAATGCCACCTAAAGCAGACAGGCCTACACCTAAACCAGCCTGTAATGGGCTAGGTGGCGGTGTAAAGTTTTGTACATTGCTTTGCTGTCCAGCTGTCTGAGTAGCGGTGCCTATAAACGGCAACAGTGCTTGATACTGCTGTAGGGGAGCTTGTTGCGCTTGCAACGCATTAGCTCTTTGAGCATTGAGAATTTGTTGTTGTAATTGTTGTTGTTGTCCGCCAATGCCAGACAGTAAATTAACACCTGCCATACCTGCTTGTTGTGCTTGACCGCCTAAACCTTGTAAAAATCCGCCCAAGCCCTGTTGTGCTTGGAACCTTTGTTGGCCTATTTGACTTTCTAGTCCACCCATTTGACCAAATGCACCTGACAGTGTTCGTCCTGCACCTAATGCTGCTTGCCCAGCACCTGCTTGCGCTTGTTGACCAGTTTGTCCAAACCCTACCAGACTTTGTCCCAAACCTGTGCCTGCGCCAAATCTTTGTTGTGCTGATTGCCCAAGACCACTTGCTAGTTGTTGACCGGCACCCAATCTTTGTCCGGCTAAGCTTGCCAATCCTGTAGCAGCACCTCTTGCTGCTTGTTGTTGTCTAGCAAACTCGCCCAAACCTGCTCTCTGAGCTTCTGAGAAGCCTCTAGAGCGTATTCCTGATATTTCTTTGGCCAAACCCCTGCCTAACGCTTCAGTTCGCTCATCGGCTGATAAACGCGCTCTTGATCCGAATGCTGACTCACCGCCTGAACGTATGTCTCTGGCTGTTTGTGATATGTCTGCGAGGTTTGCTTGTTTGACTGCGTCCTCTACGGTTTGCTGTACTACAGCATCTTCGTAAGGATCCATAAACTGTTGTGTCAAATCTTGATCGTATGCCCCTGTAGTGCCTCGCAAAAGCTCTTCTGATTCACCAAGTCTTTGTCCAAAACCAAGTGCTGATCCTCTGCGGATGTCTTCAGTTTCGCCCAACCTAGACATCAAGTCTCCGGTTGCGCCTCTGGTTAATCTACGGCCTTCACCCAAAGAGCCTAGTAAGCCTTCTAAACCAGATTGTCTTAATCTTTCTTCTTCGCCTACGCCACGTTGTACAGCATCTAAGCCCCGCATGCCAAAGCCTCTTGCAGCTTCTTGACCGGCGCCTAACTGATCTATACCAGCCTTGTAAGCGCTTTCTGCATCGCCTATGTATCTGTCTTGTATGCCAACAAGATTTCTAGCTTGCTGTGCCGCCGCTAACTGATCTTCAGTTAATCCTGCAACTTGTTCCGGTACAATTATTGGCCTGCCTTCTTCATCAAAAAAGGTACGCTCTGCTGCTCGCATAGCTCCGGGTATAAATCCACCCTCACCATCCAAACCAAACAACAATTGTTGAAGAGCGGGATCTCTTGAAACTGTTGAAGATTGCGCTGAAGCTACATAAGGCGCATCACCGGCTGTTTGTTGTGACTCAGGCAACGCTCCAATTCCGGCTTGTTGCATTCTGTAGTTTTGTAATTCATCAACAGATATACCGTAATAGTCGGCTTCTTGCTTATCATACTCTTCTTGAGTAAGCGGCTCGAAATCATCATAGTATGACCCTGAGTCATACATGTCGCCGTAATATGGGTCATAAAAACCTTGCTGCGAAGCAAAAGCAGGATCATTATATTGTTGGTTTGATGCCCCGCCTGTTTGAAAATATTTAATTGGTTGCATTCGCGTATCTCCCGAAGACATCCATCATTTGATACATGAGCTGGGTTCCTCGCTCTCTGCTTTCAGAAGCAGATGGCACCAAAGTCAATATGCCGTTAGGCTCTTCGTTTAAATCAAATGAACCAGCGCCTCTAACCGCTTGGCCAGTCATAACAAATTCACCGTCACTTAACATGGCTGGTATGTCGTCACTGGTTTCAGTTCCGGGTCCGTCTATGTAGCCGTTCATTTTTTCAAAATCTTCCATAGCTACGTCACCACCGTTTGCATATGCCATAGCATACATCGGTTGCATAGCGCCACCCATGGAAGCCCCTTGTACATACTGAGATGTAACAGCCTCTTTTCTTGGTCCTGCTTGTCCACCGCTTAGCGTTGGAAATCTAGGCTGTAAACCAAATTCAACAGGGTTTGGAGCCTCTTTGCCCATCCTACGCGCTATCTCTGCCTCTATATTATATCTACCGCCAGCATCCATCGTGGTTAATGGAGTCATTGGCACGCCCTTATCTCTTCTAGCCTCTTCCATGGCGAGCTTACCTAAACCATAAGCCGCTCCGCCAGCTAAACCAAGCCCAGCTAAACTGCCTAGACCGCCGGCTAAACCGCCACCGCCTCCCGGCAATAAACCGCTTAAGAATCTACCAAATGCACTGCCTTGCGGTTGTGCTGCTCCTGCACCCACACCGCCAGCTCCTGCTCCTGCTACACCGCCAGCTCCCGCTGGTCCTGTTCCTGCACCGCCAGCTCCCTGTGGTCCTGCTCCTGTTGTAGCAAAACTACCAGCTGCTTGCGGTAAAACCGCTTTAGTTGTTGGGTCAATTAATCCAGCGTCTAACATTTGTTGTTCGGTATAGACGTTGCCAGCCGCATCTTGATAAGTCGCACCGGTGCCTTGTTCAATACCACCAAGCATTCCCTCGGTTCCAAAAAGCCTGCCTTGGAATCCGCCAGTTAGAGACTGTATTCCTCCGCCAGATCTGCTCAACAAATCACTAGGCACTTTAGCGCCAAAAGGTAAACCTTCGCCTGTAACTTTGTTTACCCAATTACCTTTAGAATCTTTTACATAATCAGCCGGGTTTGCTGATTGAAACAATCCCTTAACTGATCCAATAGGGTCGGAAGCTAAACTGCCAATGCCACTTCTAAGCGCTCCCGGTATGTCTTTAAAACTTTGGCCTAAACCGCTAAAAAATCCTCCAGTAGAGCTTGCGCCTTTGATTGCACCTATACTGTCTTTAATTCCGGGTCCAACACGTAATGGTCCAGCTACACTCAATAAGTTAAGTGGGCTTGCATCACCTTTAACAACATCAACCACGGTCAAAGCTTTATCTGCTATTGCCGCAATAGGTTGCCAAGGACCGGGAATAAACTGTGCTACTTTTGCAAGTGGTCTAACAATCTTTTTAAGTTTTTTACCAATCTTCTTGAAAAACCCAAACTCTTCTAAACCGGTCATTTGGTTCAAGCTTGCAATTCCCACACCAGCTACTGCTTGTGCAGGGTCTATATTAGACTCTCGAAACTTTCTTTCGATCATGCCCTCAAGCTCTTCGTCTTGCATAAACTCTGCTGGAAGGACAATTTCGCCGGGGCTTAAGTGTGCTAGTTGCGTGTCTTCGCCAGTGCCAGCTGCTTGTACTTGTCTAGCAAGATCACCCAATGGCGCATTAGCGCCGGTAACCAATCTTGTGATAGCAGCATCTAGAGCTTCTATTTCGTCTGGATCATTAGACATTTGTTTTTGTTGCTCTAATTCTTGCAGGCCTTGCATGAAACCAGCATTTTGTGCGCCAGTTTGTGCGCCTTCAAAAATATCCATTTCTTGATCTGATACAGCTCCAGAACCCATAACCCGCACTCTTGAGCCAGCAGTAGGGGCAGAAGGCATAGGCATCTGCATGGGCTGCGCAGCCTCAAACATTTGCCTTTCTTGATCGGATGTGGCTCCAGATCCCATTGTCGGCATATAAAGCTCAAGCATTCGCACCAAAGCTTGTCTTTTTTCTGGATCGGTTTCTATGCTTATTGCTTCACTGAGTTGTTGTATGATCTCCATGTTGTCTTCTTTCTGAGGTGTAGGCGGATCATACATTTCTAGCCTACGTCTGAGTTCTTCTCTTTGTTCTATAGTATTTTCTGGTGATTGCATAGCTTCACGTAGCTGCGCAATTATTTGATCATTGTCTTGCATCAGGCTCGGCATCATAGGTTGCATTTCTTGGTCAGATACCGCACCAGCTCCCGCAAATTGGTTAATTCTTTCTAAAAGTTCTGGTGTAATTGTGTTCTCTGCCATAATATTAACTTGTCGTGACGGTTACACTGCCAACGCTCAAAGTACCTCCCAATCCTGTTACATATGTCTGATGCTCATATAAATTCCTAAATTCCGTGCCATCAAACGCCTGATGGACCTCCACGGTGCTATTAAATATTATAGCACCAGTAGCGAATTGTAACGCAGAAATTTGTGAAGCGTTAAAAACCGGCGTTTTATCTACATCTTTTGCGCCAAGGTTTATTTCTAATATTCTTACCAATCGGTTAAACGTATCGGCGCTAACCTCATCTTCCATGGCAAGAGGTAAGCGAGTCTCAAGGATTTTTGCCATCAGCCTCTGCGCCCGGAAGGCTGTATATCCAGCCTAGTGTTGCCAACCCTAAACTTGTAATCTTTTTTGTTAGCCACCACTTCGTTGTCATCGTCCGACTCAAAGCGTAAAACCAATTGCCGAGTTCTGGTTCTAGTGTTGGCGAATCTGGTTGTTGTGTATACCTTGTTCGTAGAATCAGTAGATAGCGTGTCACCATTGTAGTCTCTACGCTTTAAAACAATATTCATGGCTGGTGAATTTGATATACCAGATGTGGTTGAAAACTTAATATCCGGTATCAGTTTTTTAACAAACATAAAGGTTTCGCCATCACCCAAATCTATGTCAGCAGACTCTATAAAGACATCGGCCATAGCGCTATCGTCATCGTTAAAACCAGACTCATGTAAATAAACAACGCCCGAACCAGAAACCTTACCCGCAGCAATTGGCTTATCTTCAATGCCCGCATCAAGCCAGCTGTATCTAACTAGCTTTCCAACGCTCCAAGTTTGCTCTTCGTAGTTGTAGATCACGTATCTTGATATTTCGTCCGTGCTATCTTCTATAGATGGATACCAAAACCAAACTTCTGAATGCTCTGCATTTACCGATGCATAACATTTAAAAGCTTGAGTTAAGTTAAGATCTGAGAACACATAGTCTTGCACGCTACACGGTAGTTTTTTGACCGCGCCGTTGTAATAGTAAAATCCGTTCTTACTCATAAAAAAGACACCAACCGGGCTGTTAATGGCCGCTTTTGGACCAATAAGTCCTGCTCCCTCGTTTATGAGATTTAAAGCAAAAGTAAGTGGTGGTCCTATAAACGTCATTGAGTAAAGGCTGGTATCGGTCCAGATTAAAGTCTCTTGCCTTGACTTCAGGCCACCCACAATCAATGAGCCAGATGATAGTCTTACAGAGCCAGCTGTATTTGTGGCAATCGGATTGAAGTCTAATTCGTTTTCTGTGTCTGAGAATGCGACCAGCATCGGGTCAATAACGCCTGTTCTGTTGCCGCTACTACTGTCAATGGGATCTGCACCAAGCACAATTAGATGACGATCAACCTCACTGGTTATCACCTGTAGGCCGACAGTAGGAACCTTGCTTGCTCCGGTAATACCTTGCAGCTCTAAGGCTCTAACAGACAAGCCGTTGTTTTCAACCCATCGGTATATACCGCCGCCTCTTGGGTTGATGATTAAATTTTCACCAAAATTGTCGTGAGTCCATAGCCTCAGCTGTCCGGTTGCAGTAATCGCAGAAGAAGAACCAAACGTACCTGCGCCCCAAGCTCCAACACCCCAACCGGTACTAGGCACGTAAACGTCAAGCCCTGTGTTAACTTGATACGTGCCGACAACACTGCTTCCACCGTTGCCGCTGTCACTTGCGTTAGCTGTAACTTCTGAACCGCTGGTGTCTTTGGCAGTAACTGTGTATGTGTTTGTCCCGGTAACAAGAAGTATTTGATATTCTTGGTTAATAACAGCAGCTGTTATTAATCCACCCAATGAAGACGCGCCAGAAAAAGTTACAAAATCGCCCGTAGATGCGCCGTGTGAAGCGTCAGTTACGGTTAATGTAGAGGAGCCATTAGTTGCGCTAAACGTAACGTCTCCGGCGCTTGTAGTAACTCTGATGGGGGTTATATCGTTGTAAGCTTCGCCTTCTTCAATATAATATTTGAGGTGAGTGCCGATTCCTAAGTATCTCGCACCGCCGAGAGAAATCCAGCTATGTAAGGCTCTGCCAGACCCTAGATAAGTGTTGGTATCAGATTGTTTTTCCCAACCCCCAATTTTCTCTGGCCTGCCTTTTCTAAACCGAACAAGATTACCATCTACCCAACCATTTTCGTTTGCGTAGTCGGTTTCTTCTTTGTTTATACCCGGTTTAAAATTTAATGTAGTTAGTGGCATACAAAAATTTTACCACAAAAGATTAAACTTTAAGCCAATCGTATAATCGCAGCTGTTGCATTGGCAGCCGGGAACACAATTGTAAAATTGCCTGCGGTGCTAGTTTTGTCTCCGCCGAAATCTATTACAGCAATTGCTTTGTTTCCATTTGTACTATTGTAAATTAAACAACCTCTTGCGGTTACGGTAGCTGTACCAAACGTCAAATCAGCAAAATCACATATGGCTGTTGAGCCTGATAGTGCTGGCGTTACGTTAGTAAGCGCATTTCCACCCGCGCTGTAGTTTGTTCCAGTTGCTTGCCCAGTGGTCACATAAACCGTTGTGCCAGCGCCCAAAGTTGCTGAAGACGTATATAAAGCAAGCTTTATACTGTCAGCGCCATTGGTCAAATTGTGGCCTTCCACTAGAAGTTCCTGCTTAAACGAATTAGCTATAGCTGATGTTAGTGCCATTTATAACTCCTTAATTATCTTAGCCATATCATTATGGCCTTGATTATTCAACAAGTTTACCATAGTTGTTCGATCTGAGGTAATTGCATTCTTAATTCCGTACAACACTATCGTATAGATGTAATTTTGGAAGGCTTCTGCTTGTTGTCTAATATGAGGAGCAGCGTCAGCCGACACCTCGCATATTTTTTTAGTAATTTGTTCAGCCCAAAACTCTGGATCATGACCTTTGTTTTGCGTAGTCTCAACCATTACGTTGCCTACCTTAAAAAAACTTTCGTTACCTATATCAGCCACGGTAAGGCTCCGGTGGTTTTATTTCTTCTTGCACTGGTATGTTTAGTTTTTCCATTTCTGCTTGCAGCTCAGATTTTTTACAAACAATCCAATCTGGCTCGTTTGGTAGCGCAACCATAGGATCGTCTAGCCTATGAAAACCATAAATGCGCTCATCCTGTGGCACGTTTTGATCTAGCAACGTAGACCTATTTGACACGCCGACTTGTATTTTTGCATCCATACATTTAGCTAACCAAAATTCAACACAAGCCCTACCCGCTTCTGCAAAATGTAAGTTGTGGGTGTAGCTAAAATCTATGCCAAACAAATCTATTCGCGCAACCTTGTTCCAGTAGGCAAAAGCAATCGTCAAAGGAATTGTATTATTCAAATAA